GTCGCGTTGGAAGTCGGCCGTCGATGTGTGGGCCGAGAAGACTGGTCGCGTGGAGCTTGAGTCGGGATACCCGAGCGAGGCCGCGAAGATCGGCAGCGTCGTGGAGCCTGCGCTCCTCGCGATGGCGAGCGAGCAACTGGGCCGCAAGGTCGTGGCCCCGTCGAGCACCTTCGTGCGCGGCGTGCTGCGCGCGAATGTTGACGGGATGCTCGATCGCTTCGAGCGCGGCTCGGACATCGTCGAGGCGAAGTGCCACGGATCGCCCGTCGGCTACGGCGCGCCCGGATCCTCGGCCGTGCCCGAGGCCGTCATGCTCCAGGTTCAGCATCAGATGCTTTGCGCCGAGTCGCAACGCGCCTATGTGGCCGTGCTGGACGGGAGCCATCTCTCGTTCTCGCTGTACGAGGTTCCGCGCGACGAGGGCTACTGCCACGAGATCGAGGCCAGAGCGGCCGAGTGGTGGGAGAAGCACATCGTCGGCGACACGCAACCCGAGGGCGCGTTCACGCTCGACACGGCGGCGCGCATTACCCGGCAGTCGGGCGCGGCGACGCACATCCCGAGCGAGATCATGGAGGCGTACATCGTGGCGCGCGAGTCGGCGACGGCGGCGGATCGCGCGCTCGACAATGCGAAGGCGATGCTCCTCACCGCTCTGGGGCAGGCCGAGATCGGGGCCGGCGGCGGGTGGCGCGTCTCCTACCGCGAGCGGTCGCGGTCGGGCGTGGACACCAAGCGACTGCTCGCCGACAACCCGGAACTCGCCGAGCGGTACGCGACGCGCACGACCTTCCGGGTGCTCGACGCTCGACCGGAAGGGGGCCGCGCGTGACCAAGCCAACGAAGACCGACGCGCCCGTCGGCCTGCGCCGCGCGCTGATCACCGCCCAGAGAGACCTGAAGGCCGTGCACAAGGGCAGCGAGAACGCCTTCCATCGCTACCGCTACGCCTCGGCCGAGGACATGATGTCGGCGTGCCGGCAGGCACTCCACGCCAACGGACTCTCGGCGCGGCGCACAAGGTGGAGCACGGAGTCGAGCGAGACGCACACTTGGCTCGTGTGCTCGTACGAGCTTGCCCACGAGTCCGGGGAGGTCGAGCACTACCCGATGGCGACGAAGTGGCCGTTCGCCGAGGAGAAGGGCAGGCCGCTCGACAAGGCTCTCGCCGGCGCGCTCACCTCGTCGCTCGGGTACTGGCTCCGCGATCTCCTGCTCGTGCCTCGAGATGACGAGGAGATGGACAAGCGCGACGATCGGGCGCACGATCCAGAGGTGCTCGGCATCGCGCGAGCAGGTCGGCTCCGCGCGCAGGCGACCAAGGCCGGCGTGACGATCGCGCAACTCCGCGAGAGACTTGCCGCCGACGGCTTGACGCTCGGGGAGGATCCTGTATCGTGGCCCGCAGCAGCAGCGGCACGCATCGCCGCCGCGCTCACGACGAGCGCGTGATTCGGTTCCTGTTTCTCTCCCGTGCTTCGCGTCGGTGACAATCGGCGCGAAGCCTTCAAAGACTAGACCGCGCTCGGCGGTGCGCCTCCGCGAAGGAGGCCCGAGCAAAGCAGCACGGGCGGCTCTGTAGGCCCGAGGAGATACGAGGATCGGTTCGCCTTCCGCACTTGTGCGGGGCAGTCGGCGCGGCAAAGCACGCTCCGATCGAGAAGCGAGTCGAGAGTCTTCCGCGCTGACCACGCGGGAGCCAGGTGCACTCGATGCACTTGGGGAGAGGCCAAGTCCTACCCGCGCCGATGTCCCGGCCAGACAGGATGAGAGACTTGGCACGCGCAAAGGCGACGGCGACGGCGACGAACAGCAGTCCCCAACCACGCGCGACTTGAGGAGACTTGGGTCGCGTGGCTCCGGCTCTGGCTCTGAACAGCAGTCGTAGCCGGAGACACATCGGGAGCAGTCGTGTAGAGTAGGGATCGCGTCGTGCAGGATGCACGAGGCACTAGCACCAAGGAGAGACCATGCCGGATCGAATCGAACTATCGAAGATTGTGTTGGACGCAGGGACGCAGATGCGCGAGCGGATCGATGAGTCCGTGGTCGCGGAGTACGCCGAGGTACTCGACCAGTTGCCGGCGGTGGCCGTGTACGCGGTCGGCCGTCGGTTCGTGCTCGTCGATGGATTCCATCGCTACTACGCGCACTCTCGCGCGGAGGCTCGTGACATCCTCGCGACGGTGATCGGCTCGGGCACGATCGAGGAGGCGCAATGGATCGCCTGCGCGGCGAACTCCACGCACGGCCTGCGCCGCTCGAACGAGTCCAAGCGTCTGGCGGTCGAGGCCGCGCTCATGCTGCGACCCGGATCGAGCGACCGCGAGGTCGCCGCCCATGTCGGCGTGAGTCACACGATGGTCGCCAAGATGCGCCGCTCGATCGACGATGCGGCGAGCGGGAAACCTATTGAAGCCGAGAAGAGTGGCAACGGTTGCCACTCTTACGGGGTCGAGGAGGATTTCCACGCCGACGAGGTCGCCGATATTGAGCCACTAGGAGACGATCTGGAGCCTTCCGACTCCGAGGCTCCCGTAGGGGCACCCGTCACGCTCGACGAGCGCATCGCGCACGCACGCGCCCGCATCGGGGTGCTGCTCAAGGGACTGGAGCGGTGGCGTGCCGAGGCCGACCGCATCGCCGCCGAGGAGGCGGGATCCGGGATCCACATCGGCACGATGGATCAATACTGGCGAGACCTCCGGCTCTCGATCGACCGCGCTCGGCCGGCGGGGCCGTGCCCCAAGTGCAAGGGCGGCGGATGTCCCGCGTGCGGCAACCTCGGATGGATCTCCAAGATGCGCGCCCAGGTGCTGCGGGGAATCAACGGATGAACCCATACAAGATTGATCCTCCGTTTTATGTGTCTTTCAGCGGCGGCCGCACGAGCGGCTACCTACTTCGTCATGTTTTGGACTCATGGGGCGGATCGCTTCCGAAAGGAGGTCATGTGCTGTTCGCGAATACTGGTCGCGAACACCCTGCAACCTATGAGTTCATTGAGCGCGTTGAGCGCGAATGGTGTCCGATCACATGGATCGAGTGGGCAGATTCTGGCTATCGAACTGTTACGCCGCAGAATGGCGATCGCAGGGGGACTCCGTTTGCAGCTTTGATAGCGAAGCGAAAGTATCTACCCAACCCGGTTGCGAGATTCTGTACTAGCGACTTGAAGGTCAAGCCGATGAATCGATTCATGTCGGATAGATACGAGGAGTTCACCACGATCATCGGACTTCGTGCCGATGAGCCGAAGCGAGTGTCGCGTCTTCGCGCCGATGAGACACGAGATATCGCAATGCCTATGGCTGATGCCGGCGTGACACGCGAACAGGTGATTGACTGGTGGCGATCAAATCCATTCGACTTGTCGCTGCCGAACGATGATCCCGCCTTCGGAAACTGCGACTTGTGCTTCCTCAAGGGTGCATCTCGAATCGAGCGAGTGATTAGGCACGATCCGAGTCTGGCTCAATGGTGGATAGATCAAGAGACTGCAATCGGAGCCAGGTTTCGGAAGGATCGGCCGACTTACTCGCAGTTGTTAGTTCAGATCAGCGTGCAGGGGACATTGTTCGACGATCTGGACGATCACACAATCCCATGCGATTGCACGGAGTAATCAATGGAACTTCGCCCATACCAGAGCGAGGCGATCGCCTCGGCAATGTCGGCATGGCATCGGCATAGGTCGCTACTGATGGTCATGGCGACGGGCCTCGGCAAGACCGTCACCTTCGCCCACATCGCCAAGGCCGTCATCGAGCGCAAGCGTCGAGTCCTCGTGGTAGCTCACACGCAGGAACTCGTGAAGCAGGCGGTGCGCGCGCTCGAGCGCGTGTGCGCGTGCGAGGTCGGTGTCGAGATGGCCGACGAGGCGAGTCCCGAGCACTCGCTCGTGACGCTCCCGCCGCCGATCGTGGTCGGCACGGTGCAGACGCTCACGGCCAAGCGTGGCAAGGGACTGCGCGTGCACAAGTTCAGGCCGGAGGACTTCGGCCTCGTGATCTTCGACGAAGCGCATCATTCCGTCGCCGCCTCGTGGCGCAAGGTCGCGGCATGGTTCGACCAGAGCGACCGAGTCAAGCGGCTCGGCGTGACGGCCACGCCCGACCGCACGGACGGGAGCGCGCTGGGCGCGCTGTATGACGAGTGCGTGTTCGACTACGGGATCCGCGAGGGCGTGCTCGACGGGTGGCTCTGCCCGGTTCGGCAGTCGGTCGTGTGGGTCGAGGATCTCGACCTATCGACGATCCGCACGACTGGGGGCGACCTGAACGCCGGCGACCTCGCGGCCGTGCTCGAGCGCGAGGCCGTGCTGCACGGCATGGTGTCGGCCACGATCCAGATCGCGAAGGGGCGGCGCACCTTGTGCTTCTGCGCGACGGTCGAGACGGCTCGCCACGCGGCCGAGATCCTCGATCGCCACGAGCCGGGTAGCGCGGCGATCGTGTCGGGCGAGACTCCGCCGGAGCAGCGGCGCGAGATCCTCGACGGCTTCAAGACGGGCCGATTCCGCTACCTCTGCAACTGCGCCGTCCTCACCGAAGGCTTCGACGATCCCGGCATCGAGGTGATCTCGATGATGCGGCCCACGAAGTCGCGCTCGCTCTACACCCAGATCGTCGGGCGCGGCACTCGCACGCTCCCAGGTGTGATCGATGGCCTCGCCACGCCGGCGGATCGGACTGCGGCGATCGCCCGTAGCTCGAAGCCGTCGATGCTCGTGATCGACTTCTGCGGGAACGCGGGCCGGCACAAACTCGTGCACGCTGGCGATGTGCTCGGCGGCGACGAGAACGCCTCGACTGACCGCCTCGAGGCGATCGACGCGATGCGTCGGGACGGCGAGCGCGACGCGAAGGCGGGCGAGTTCGTCGAGCGCGATGTCATGGCCGAGATCGACGAGGCCGAGCGCGAGATCGAGCGCAAGCGTGAGGCAGAGAAGAACCGCGCGCTCCGCGCTCTGGCTCGTTTCACGGTGCAGGACGAGGATCCCTACGGCTACGGCTCGGGTGCGATCGCGACCGAGCGTCGCGCCGTCACGCTCGCGGATCCGCCGTCAGAGAAACAGGTAAGTTTTGCTTACAAGTTGGGCATCAAGAACGCCGACCGCTACGGCCGTCGGCAACTTGCAGCGATCATCGACAAGACCGTCGTGCCGGCGTGGCTCCGCCGGCGCGTGGCGCAGGATGGAATCTCGCTCCCGGACACGGCGACGATGCGCGATCTTGGCAAGGCGAAGCGCGAGCGCGGAATGCGATGAGCGATCGCGAGGCGCATCGGGTGCGGCGTACCATGCGCGCATCTGGTGTGGTGCTCGGGGCGGCAGGGGGCAACCCCTGTCGGCCTCGAGCACGAGGAGCGCGGCGTGATGAGTGACGAGTCCAGGTTGAAGATCACAGGATGGGCCGAGCACGAGGAGGCTCGGCTCTTCGCCGACTTCGAGCGGCTCGGGACTGACCGCATGGCCTCGATGGTCTCGGGACTTCGGCTCTCGATCGCCACGGAGACCGACCCGCTCAAGCGCGCAATCCTACGGGGTGCTTACCTGTCGGCCGTTCGGTACATCGCGGACTACTGGGGGCGACCCCAGATCGGAGGCATCGATGGATCGCAAGACTCGGCTCCTGCTCGTGAGCCAACTTGACCAGAGGCGCGCCGAGGTACGGGACTACTGGACATGGATCTCGGAGCAGCCTCGGGGGGCCAAGATTCTCCAAAGTATCTCCGACACGATCGACGATATGATCGAGGACGAAACGAGATCGGCGCAGGCACGGATGCTCGCGCTGCTGGCCGACTGCGGCCTACTGGAGCACATGATCAGAACGAGGCGAACGGATGAGCCAGACCGGAGCGCAGACGCAGGCGGAACCGCCGACGATCAAAGTCGGTGACCTCGTATACATCCGAGCGCGCGTCGAGGCTCGCGTGGTCGATGTGCACCGACTCGAATACCTGCGCGAGGGACTCGAACCCGGCGAGCGCGTGGTCGAGGTGCCCTCGTACTACATCACGACCGTAGACCGGGACGGGCGCGTGACGAGCGGCTCGGACTTCCTCGCCGTGCACAAGGATCACATGGTGACGGCCGACCAGATCCGCCGAGCGTCGAGGGGCGAGGCGTGAACCGCAGCGCGTGCGAGTTGGAACTCCGACGCACGCGAGACGCTCTGGCCGTCACGACGGCGAAACTCGAGCAGGCGACGCGGCAGCGGGACATCGCCGAGACGCGCGGATGGCGGTGGCTGAACCACGCGATCCAAGTGGACGATGCCGTCGATGCCATGATCGAGCACATCGAGAGCGAGATCGGACGGGGTCGAGGCGCGGCGGCGCATCATCGGATCCTCGATCGGCTCCACGAGCTGAAAGAGAGTTTCCCGACATGACGCGCTACGAGTTCTTCGTCCCGGGCAAGCCGCAGACCGCTGGCTCGAAGCGTGCCTTCCCGCATCGCACGACGGGCCGCATCATCGTGGTCGATGACTGCAAGGGCGGCAAGGTCTGGCGCAAGGCCGTCCAGTACCACGCCGGCGTGGTGTGCAAGGCGATGCTCACGGGGCCGCTCGCGGTCTCGGTCGTGTTCGTGATGCCGAGGCCGCTCTCGCACCGGAAGAAGGACGGCACGACGGCTACAGGTGCACCGCGCTACCACATCGTGAAGCCGGACACGACCAAGATGCTGCGCGCCATCGAGGACGCTCTCACGGGCTTGGCGTGGATCGACGATGCCCAAGTGATCGTGCAGACGGCGGCGAAGCGGTACGCGCGGGCGGGCGAGGAACCCGGCGCGCGGGTGAAGATCGAACCCTACACGGAGGAGCCATGAGCGACCCGAAGCACGAAGTGATCGAGCACTCGCGGAACATTCATCAAGTGCTCCTCGAGGCCGATCACCCAGAGACTTGGGAGCATTGGGTACTGCTCGCGAGCGACCGACACCACGACAACCCGAAAGCCGATTGGGATCTCGAACGCAAGCACCTCGAGCAAGTAGTCGCGCGCGGCGCGTCGTGGGTCGATGTCGGCGACATCTTCGACGCGATGGGCGGGAAGTGGGATCCGAGGCACTCGAAGGGCGAGGTGCGCGAGGAATACGCGATGGCACCGGACTACCTCGATGCCATCGTGCGCGACGCGGCCAAGTTCTACGCGCCGTACTCGAAGCACCTCGTCGCGATCGGGCGCGGGAATCACGAGCAGTCGATCCTGAAGCGTCACGAGGTCGATCTCATCGAGCGGCTCGCCGCGCACATGAGCCAGATCAGCGGACATCGGGTCTATGCCGGCGGCTACGGCGGCTTCGTGCGGTTCTCCGTGAAGTTCCACTCGACCGAGATCTCGGCACTCACGCTCCGCTACTTCCACGGCTCGGGCGGCGGCGGCATGATGAGCCACGGCACGCTCGCGACCCGGCGCATGGCCTCATGGACTGATGCAGATGTGATCGTGTGCGGACACACTCACGACCAATGGGCACTTCGGCTACAGCGCGAGACGCTCGAGGCGACGAAGGGTCGCTTCCATGTCCGTCTACGCGACCAATGGCACATCCGCACGCCGACCTACAAGCAGGAATGGAACGACGGACACTCGGGGTGGCACATTGAGACGGGCAAGCCGCCCAAGCCGACGGGGGCGACTTGGATGCGGCTCTCGCTCGTGCGCGTCGAGGCTCCCGAGCGCATCGAGGCCGACAAACCGAACAAGACTCGCGCTCGATGGCGTGTCGCGGCCCAGTTCATGGAGGCGATGTGAAGCCGTTCGCCTCGTTCTGGGCCACGCTCGCCGGCGTTCGCTACCGCATCCGGTTCGTGCGCTCGGCAGAGATCCCGTTCGATCGGTTCGCCGACTGCTCGTCGCCCGAGTCGAGCAAGCGCGAGATCCGCGTGCGCCAGGTTCTACGCGGCAAGGCTCGCATGGAGACGGTGATCCACGAGGCGTTGCACGCGCAGACATGGACTCGCTCGGAGTCCGATGTAGCTCGCAGCGCGCGCGAACTCGCCGCGCTACTCTGGCGGTGCGGCTATCGCGAGGTCGAGCCGTGAATGGAGCGAAGATGCCACCTTTGACACGATGTGTAGTGCAATCGATCCCCGGAGCCGCGATCGGCATCGTGCTCTCGTGCGTGATGCTGCTCGCCGCCTATCTCGGCGCAGGGGCCGCCGGACTCCTCGCGGCCGCGTGTGGACTGATCTCGACGGCCTCGCTGATCGGACTCGTCTTTATGATCGACCGCCCATGAGCACGACCGAAGAAGAGGCTCGCTCGATTGAGGCCGTGCGTCGATTCTGTTACGACCTCCTCGACCCCAAGGCCACGCCGCGCGTACCGCGTGCCGTGCGCCTGCGGGCGCGCGCCGTGTGCAAGCATCTCCCGGTCGATCTCGGCCTCTTCGCTACCCGCTACCTCGAGCAAGAACTATGCCGCGCAAGCCGCCAACGGTGAAGCATCAGAACCGCGCATGGACGCTCCAGTCCGTGAACGAGCGCGAGCGCGAGCCGCTCTGCCGGATGTGCAAGGCGGCGGGACGGCTCACCGATGCGGTGTGCATCGACCACAAGATCCCGATCGCGAACGGCGGCTCGCTCCACGACCCCGAGAACCTTCAGCCGTTGTGCGCCGTGTGCCACCGCAAGAAGAGCGCGATCGAGGGGCGCGAGCGGCAGGCCGAACGCGGACGGTTCCCGACCGAGGGTACGGTCGTGCTCGGCGCGCCGGCATCGGGGAAGACCACGCTCGTGAACGCGCACAAGGCCGATGGCGACTTCGTGTGGGATCACGACCGTGTGCTCGCCGCGATGCGCGGTCGGGACTGGAACGGCGAGCCAGACGGCGACACGGGCGCGCTCGCGTTCATGGTGCGCCTGCGACGCTCGGTGCTTGAGGCTTGGCGAGATGGGTGGATCCCAGGTCGGCTCTGGTGGATCACGACGAACGCCGACGAGGCGCGCGCGATCCGGGACGAGTTCCCGAGCGTGCGCGTGCTCGTGGTGCGCGCGAGCCTCGACGATCTCGCGAAGCGCATCGAGGCGCGCCGGCTGCCGCGCGAGCGCATGGTCGAGATGCTCGGGGCAGCGCGGAACATCGCAGCGAGCATCGACGCGAGCGGGATCGATCGCGAGGACGCATTATGAGCCACGCGAGGCCCGATTCTGGCCCGAGAATGCGTGCAAGATCGCGGAGATGGCCGCAAGATCGCGCAAGATCGCGGCAAGATGCCGTAAGATGGGGTAGGGGTCATAAAAGTTTGAAAGGGGACGGCGTGATATCCCCCCCCACAGGCTCGTACGCGCGTCCCCCATTTTTCGGCCCAAAGGGAGGCTTGTGATGGGACTACGCGGCCCTGCCCCTAAACCTTCGGCGGCTTTGAAGTTGTCCGGCAACTGGCGCGCGTCCGGTCGAGCCAAGTCCGAGCCGCCGGCCGACGAGGTGCTACCCGAATGCCCCGACTGGCTCGATGAGGTCGGTCGTGCTGCGTGGGCCGACTGGCTTCCGCGCGTGGCCGCGATGAAGATCATCTCGAGCGGAGACCGCGACGCGCTCGCTCTGATGTGCGACACATGGTCGCGCTACCTGGAGGCTCGCAAGCGACTCGCCGAGGAGGGCGAGGTGATCCGAGTCGAGGGAGGCGACCGCGTGACCGTGAAGCGAAACCCGTGGAGTGCGGTGCTCGCCGAGCATGGTGATCGACTCCGGCGCATGATGAGCGAGTTCGGACTCACCCCAGTCGGTCGTGCCCGAATCGGCGCGGCGAAGGAGCAAGCGAAGGATGCCCCGCAAGAAGACATCTTTACCAAGCGTCGCGCGTAAGCCGAAGAAGTCGGCCGAGCACCCGGCCGCGAAGTGGAACACGATCCCCGGCTATGACGCGATCGCGACCGCAGGCAACTGCACATTCGACGAGCAGGCCGCGCTCCATGTGATCCGGTTCATCGAGACCGCGTGCAAACTCACCACGAGCACTTGGGCCGGCCTACCGTTCACGCTGCTCCCGTGGCAGAAGGCACTCATCGCCAACGCTTACGGATGGATCCGCCCGGACGGCACGAGGCGGTATCGTCGCGTGCACATCCTTGTCCCGCGCAAGTGTGGCAAGACCGAACTCGGAGCGGCCCTCGCGCTGTATCACCTTCTCGCCGACGATGAGCCTACGCCCGAGGTGATCTCGATCGCGGCCGACCGCGCGCAGGCGGGCCGATGCCTCGAGGCGGCGAAGCGCATGGTGCGCGCCGAGCCGATGCTCGAGAGCCGCACCGAGGTCTATCAGCACCGAGTGATCGTGCCGAGCACGGCCGGCGTTTACAAGGTGATGTCGAGCGAGGCTCCGAGCGCGCACGGCCTGAATACGAGCGCGTGCATCGCGGACGAGGTGCACGCGATGGAGAATCGGCGCGAGCTGTGGGAGGCGATCGAGACGAGCGTCGGCGCGCGTCGGCAACCGATGCTCGTGACGATCACGACCGCCGGCACGCTCCGCGAGAGTCTTGAGTTCGAGATGTACGACTATGCGTGCAAGGTGCGCGACCGCGTGATCGACAACCCGTACTTCTTGCCCGTGGTCTACTCGGCGAGCGATGGAGACGATTGGACGAGTCCAGAGACCTGGCGCAAGTGCGCGCCGAGTCTCGGGCACACGGTGCACGAGGGGTACTACGCCGAGAAGTGCAAGGAGGCGCAGGAGCAACCCTCGATGGAGACCCCGTTCCGAACCTACTACCTCTGCCAGCACGTCTCCGCCTCGAACCGATGGCTCCGCATGGCGGATTGGGACAAGTGCCGACTGGAATTCGACGAGTCCCGGCTCGCCGGCCTCCCGTGCTACCTCGGGATCGACTTGGGCGAGACGAGCGACCTCACCGCGCTCACGGCCGTATGGCTCGACAAGGACGAGGCGTGGGTGCGCTCGTGGGCCTTCGCGCCCGAGGAAGGCGCGCAGCGTCGGCAGAAGCGGGACAAGGTGCCCTACCTCGACTGGAGCCGGCAGGGGCATATGAGGCTTACACCGGGCGACGCGACCGACTACGAGTTCGTGCGGCGGGAGATCCTGCGGATCGTCGGCGAGCACAAGGTGCAGGCGGTCGGGTACGACCCGTACAACGCGAGCGGCCTCGCGCAGCAACTCGAGGCCGACGGCCTGCGGCTCAAGCGCGTGCCCCAGTCGTACTACTACATGGCCGAGCCGACGAAGCGATGGGAGGCGATGGTGACGAACCATCGGCTCCGGCACGACGGCAACCCGGTTCTCACTTGGGCAATGTCCAACTGCGTCGTGGAACTCGACGCGAACTCGAACCCGCGACCGAGCAAGCGACGCTCGACGGAGAAGATCGACCCCGTGGTCGCGGGAATCGTGGCACTCGCGGTAGCACTCGATGCCGCGCCGACGGTATCACAAGCGACACCGTACGCCGAGAGAGGAATCCTATGGCTCTGATCGACTGGTTCCGCCGACCCGCCCCGACTCCCGAGCCGACGCTCGAAGAGCGCGCGGTGATCGACCGCTCGCCGATCGGACAGCCTCCGGGCGGGGCGCAGGCGTACATCTCGACCTACGCCGACACGGGCCGCTCGATCACGCCGGAGGCCGCGAGGGAGGCTCCGACGGTCTACGCCTGCACGCGGCTCATCTCCCAGAGCGTGGCGCGGATGGAGTGGCGAGTCATGCGCCGGGAGGGAGGGATCCCGGTTCCCGCTCGCGAGCATCCGCTCTATCGGCTCCTGAACATCGAGCCGAACCCGTACATGGGTGCGATGGTCTGGCGCGAGTCGATGCTCCTCGACTGCCTCCTTTACGGGAACGCCTATGCCGTGATCGAGCGCGATGCTGTCGGCCGCGTGGTCGGCCTGCACAAGTTGCGCGCGGACTCGGTCGAGGTCTCGCGCGGCCCGGACGGGATGCCCGTCTACTCGTACACATCGTCTCGGTGGGGCATCGCGAAGAGCACCGATCAGGTGTGGCAGGCGTACGACATCTTCCACCTCCGCGCGCCGAGCCTCGACGGTCTCCTCGGCGAGACTCCGATCTACCTCGTGCGGAACATCATCGGCGTGGAACTCGAGGCGGAGAAGTTCGTCGCCTCGTTCTTCCGAAACGGCGCACGGCCGGCGGGCCTCATCAAGGTGACGGGCACGCTCACCGAGGAAGCACTCAAGCGGCTCCGCCAGTCGTGGCAGTCGATCACGGGCGGGGCGGAGAACGCCGGCCGCGTGGCGATCCTGGAAAGCGGCTACTCGTGGGAGAAGGTCTCGGTCGATCCCGAGGAAGCGAAACTCGTCGAGTTGCGCTCGTTCTGTCGATCGCAGATCGCGGCCGCGTTCAACGTCCCGGTGCACATGGTCGGCGACGCGACGAAGACCTCGTACGCGAGTGCCGAGCAGGCCGATGCCGAGTTCGTGAAGCATTGCCTTGCGAACTGGGCCTCGCGTTTTGAGGAGGAGTGCGCGCGCAAGCTCGTGCGCGAAGGCGAGCCGATCGAGACGCACATCTCGTTCGACGCGCTCCTCCGAGGCGACCTAGCGTCGCGATTCGCGGCGTACTCGACCGCGCTCAACAATGGCTTCCTAACTATCAATGAGGTGCGCGAGCGTGAGAACTACGCGCCGATCGACGGCGGCGATGCGGCTCGCGCGCCCGTGAACCTGGCGATCGTCGATCCGAACGCCGGCAAGTCGGGCGACCAGTCGCCGCTCACGGCCCCGGCTCCCGTGCCGGCTACGGCTCCGACCGCTCGGGACTCGAGGGGCCGCTACGCGAAGCGCAAGTCAAAGCGGCTTGCCGACCTTTCGCCCGAGGTTCAGGAGTGCGTGAGCGGCAAGATCGGTCGGCTCCTCGACGAGGGATACGATCAGGATCAGGCGGTCGCGATCGCGATCTCGATGTGCACGGAGGCCGAGGGTGGCTGACTCCTTCGAGCCTAACGCCTCGATGCGCGAGGAGGCCGACCGTGGCCTCGCGTGGCGGCGCGAGCACGGGCGGGGCGGGACGGAGGTCGGGGTCGCCCGAGCGCGTGACATCGCGAACGGTCGCGCGCTCTCGATCGACACGGTGCAGCGCATGGCCTCGTACTTCGCGCGACACGAGGTGGACAAGCAGGGCCAAGGGTGGGGGCCGGGTGAAGAGGGCTTCCCATCGGCCGGCCGGATCGCGTGGGCACTCTGGGGCGGAGATCCCGGATGGGCCTTTGCTCGAAACATTCTGGAGCGCGTAGACCGCGCAGGAGGCGACATCATGGAGCGACGCTACGGGCAGGCGATGGAAGTGCGTGCAGACGATGGCCGGGAGATCCTCCGCGGCTACGCGAGCGTGACCGAGACCCCGTATCCGATCGGATACGCCCACGAGATCATCGTGCGCGGCGCGTTCGAGCGGACGCTCCGGGAGAAGCCGGATGTGGTCGCCCTCTGGAACCACGACGCATCGATGCCGATCGCTCGCACGACGGCCGGGAGCCTCCGGCTCGCCGAGGATGAGCACGGCCTCGTGGTCGAGATGGAGCCGATCGACACCCAGGTCGGCCGGGACGCTCGCGTCGCGGTGCGCTCGGGCGTGGTCTCGGCGATGTCCTTCGGCTTCATCGTGCGCTCGGATCGCTTCGAGGAGCGGGACGGCAAGGTGCACCGGATGATCGAGGATCTCGAACTCCACGAGGTCTCGGCCGTGACCTTCCCGGCGAACCCGGCTACCGACCTCGTGGTCGATCGCCGCTCGTTCGACCTCTGGACGGCGAGCGCGCCCGTGCCGGCGATGGTTCGTCGGCGTATCTGGCTTGGCCCCAAGCGTTGACCTTCGACACTCAAAGATGCGAGGATAAGGACATGGACTTCAAGTCGGCCCATCGGCAAGCCTTCTACCGCTACCTCCTGCGAGGTGCTCACGGCATCAGCAGCGAGGACGCGCAGATCCTCGCGGAGAAGCGCGGCGTGACTGACTCGGCCTCGAACATCGCTCCGGACAACTGGAGCGAGATCATCGGCGATGGCTTCGACACCAACTACATCATCAAGCGATGCCGCAAGGTGACGGTGAACGGGCCGACGCTGTCGGTGACTGGATACACCGAATCGAACGAGACCACGAACCGGATCACCTACAAGGAGGAAGGCACGCGCGCTGATCTTGCTAGCGCGGCGTTCGCTCTGCCTCGCTTCACGGTCTCTGGTACTGCTCCGGCCGGCTACTCCTACAACTACGAGAACGCGAAGATCACGCTGCACGAGGTCGGCGTGAATGTCACGGTCTCGAAGGAACTCATCGAGGAATCGATGGGAAGCGCATCGGTCGAAGCGATGCTCGCCGACCTTCTCTCGAAGAAGCTCACGAGCGAGATCGAGAGGCAGATCATCGTCGGTCGCCCTGCTACTTCGACAGTCGCTAATCGTCGCGAGTGCCAAGGCATCTACTACTACGCGCAGAACACTTCACAGATCGTCATCGATGGCGGATCGAGCGCGGTCGATCACATCAACTACTCGTCGCTCGCTCGTTGTGTCGAGAAGATTCGAGCGTCGAGTTTCCCATCGGCTGTCTGGGTGATGGGTGACGAGTCGATCGCAGACTTCCTGCACCAGAGCGCGAACAGCGCAGCGGTGCACGCTCCCGACGAGAGCACGCCCGAGGCATTCGCCAAGATCCTCGGTCGCCATGCGATCTACACGCCGCACTTCACGCACAGCACCGCAGGCGACGTCCTCTGCTTCCTCGTGAACTTCGACTCATATGTGCTCGCCATGCACCGCGACGGTGTGCAGGTCGAGCGTCTGAACGAGGTGGCTGCGGCCACCGGACAAGTCGTGCTACGAGCCTCCGTCCGCGTGGGCGGAAACATCATCGACCCTCGGTCGCTGATCCAGGTCGTGAGCAACTAATCACCAACGCCTAAAGGAGGCAACACATGGAAGGTGATACCTACAAGGCACTCGTCGAGAAGATGGGTGCCCTCTACGCGGAGATGCAGGAGATGGTGGCAGGCATGGAGGGCGCGACCGAAGAGGACGCGGCCAAGATGTCGGCCAAGTACGAGGAGAAGAGCAAGCAGTACGACGCTCTCGCCAAGCGTCGCGACATGATCGCCGACCTGAACTCGCGCGCCGCCAAGAGCTCGCACGGCGTGGTCGTGGTCGAGCGTGAGGCTCCGGCCCGCGTCGAGACTCGCTCGTTCGCTCCGCAGATCGGCGAGCAGTACGAGGCTCGGTTCGCCGATTACCTGAAGAACGGCCACCGCCGCGACTTCGACACTCGCGCGATCGCCGCAGGCTCGGGCGACGGCCAGTACCTCCCGTCGGCCGGCTTCTACGCGCAGTTGCAGAAGAGCGTGGAACTCGAGACCGCGATCTACAACCTCTGCCGCAAGATCGATGTCGGCAACTTCACGACCAACTTCACGCTCGAGGGCGACTTCGCCTCGAGCGAACTGGACACCGAAGGTTGGGCCGGCGAAGCGGGTTCGGTCGATGAGTACACGCCGAACTTCACCAACACGACCTTCACGGGCAACTCGCTGCGCCGCGTGGTCAAGGTCTCGCGCGAACTCGTGCAGGACGCTCCTGCTCGCGGTGCTGACTTCAGCGTCGAGAGCATGGTCGCGCAGCGCATGGGTCGCCTCTTCGGCCAGTCGATCGAGTACCAGTTGTGGCACGGGAACGGCACCAACAAGCCGCAAGGTCTGAAGAGCGCCACGCTCGGCACCGCTACCACGCTCGCGACCGACGGCACGCTCACCGCCGACGAACTCATCGACTGGGTCTACAGCCTGCCGATGAAGTATCTGAAGAGCCCGTCGTGCGCGATCGTCACGAGCCAGTCGTTCCTGACGGCCGTCCGCAAGTTGACAGAGAAGATCACGACCACGACCTCTGGTGCTGCCTCGGTGGCCTACCTCTGGGAGCCTTCCTTCCAGGCCGGCACGCCCGACCGTCTGCTCGGAATCCCGGTCTATGTCACGCCGTGGGCACCCACGCTCGGCAATGTCAACGACCAGATCCACGCGGTGATCGGCGACTTCCAGCACATGGTGGTCGCGCAGCGCACGGGCATGAGCGTGCAGGTGCTGAACGAACTGTACGCCGGCAACGGCCAGATCGGCTACCTCGGCGAGATGCGCCTCGACGCGAAGGTCGTTCGCTCCGATGCGTTCCGCGCTCTGAAGGATGACAACACCTGATAGGTGGATGGTCGGATGAAATGAGGGCGGGCCGCAAGGCTCGCCCTCTTTCCTTTGGAGGAGACATGAGAGTCCACATTCTGAAGACCTTCTCGACGAGCGCGGCGGCGTACGCCGCAGGGATGCGCTGCGAGATTCCAGATTCCGACGCTGTGCGATACATTGCGTCCGGCTTGGTCGAGCGCGACGAGCCGAAGATCGAGACTCCCGAGCGAGGCCGCGTGCGGCTCCGCAAGGCGACGAAGGAGGCGAGCGATGCTGGCGATTGACGGTGCGACCTACCTCTCGAATGTCGAGGCCACCTCGCCGGCGGTCGAGCCTGTCACGATTGCCGAGGCGAAGGCGCATATGCGCGTCACGCACACGGACGAGGATACGCTGATCACCTCGCTCATCGTGGCGGCTCGCAACTATGTCGAGGGACTGGCGAATCGGCCGCTCGTGAATCGCACCTATACTCTGAAGCTCGATCGCTTCCCCGGCGGCTATGAGATCATCCTCCCGGCCGGCAAGGTCTCGGCGGTGTCCTCGATCACCTATGTGGACACGGATGGCTCGACGCAGACCTTGAGCGCAAGCGCGTACACGCTCGAAGGCCAGAGGCTCCCAGGCTCGATCGTCATCAACCCGAGCACGATCTCGGCGTGGCCGAGCACGCGGTACTACGCGAGCATCTCAAGCGTGACGATCGGCTATACGGCCGGCTACGGCGCGGCGGCGGCGAATGTCCCGCAGGCACTTCGGCAGGCCGTGCTCATGGCCGTGGCCTACTGGTACGACATCGCGAAGGAGACCGGGAGCGAGGTCAACCTCGCCGAGGTTCCGCACGGTGTCGAGTCGCTCGCTCGCCTCTACTCGATCCCGAGGTTCGCATGAGGCGCGTCCGCTCGGGCCTGATGCGGACACCGTTCACGGTCTATATCCGGACTGCGACCACCTCGGACGAGTTCAACTCGAAGACGCTCTCGTATCTGACGGCCGGGCAGATCGTGTGGGGCTACATCCAAGGCCAGAGCGCAGGCGAGACGATGGAGAAGCGCGGCATGACGCACGAGCGATCGTTCACGATCATGTGCCGAGCGCAGGATGAGCAATGGCTCACGCCGTCTAATCGGCTCGTGGGCGACGCTATGACGCTTGAGATCATCTCGGTGCTGCGCGTGGACGATCGGCAGCAGACGATTACCTTGACCGTGCAGGAGGCGACATGAGCAAGGCCATAGCCTTTGAGTCGGCGATCGAGTTCTACGGTGGCCCCGAGTTGCTCGCGGCGTATCGCGGCATGGCCTCCGAGATCAAGCAGTCGGCCAACGAGGCGGTCGGCGAGGCCGTGCTCCGCAAGATCGCGGTCGCGATCGCCGACGCGGTGCTCTCCGTGCCGACGCTGACCGACACCGACCAGAAGCCGGGATCGAAGACACCCGGCGAGCGATGGTGGTACTACCGTCACCCGACCGGAACGCAGCGGCAGAAGGTCGCCTCGGCGATCCAGACGATGCCGCTCGGCTCGAAGCAGGATCGGCACTTTGTCGGCCGACGCTTGGCGATCGTCGGGCAGAGCGGCCAGTTCTATGGTCGCTTGATCGAGCGCGGCTTCAAGGTGAAGTATTACTACGGGGAGAAGATCAAGAACCCGAAGGAAGTTCCGGGGAAGTGGCCGATGTCGCGCGCCTTCCGCAAACTGCGCCCCGAGATGCAACTCGAAGCGATCCGGCAGTTTGCTGATCTGATCGACTCGCTCGGTGGCAAGCGCATCACCCCGAGGATCCCCTAATGCCGCAGACCGTGTGGAACATCGAAACGGCTGTCTGGGACAAGATCGACGCTACGAGCGCGATCACGACCCTCGTCGGCAAGGGCAACTCGTCGCGAGCCTTCCCCGAGGTGCGCTTCGACGGGGCCGTGCGCCCGTGCATCGTGTACGAGTTGGCCTCGTCCCGGCCGTTCCAGACGCTCTCGGGATCGCCGACCCTGATCTTCTCGACGATCGCGATCCATTGCATGGGCGATACCAAGATCCAAGCCGTGAACCTGGCGCGCAAGGTGCAGGATGCGTTTCAGGACTGGAGCGGCACATGGTACGACGGGGCTACGCTCAAACTCACGGTGAGCGGAGGCCGCACGAGCACGATCACCACGGACTATCTCGCCCCGACAGATGGTGCTACTTACGGTTTGTTCGTGAGCACAGTCGAAGTAACCTGCTTCCACACGAACTAACGAGGCACACATGGCACTTTCTTCCTACGGCTCAACTCTCACGATCGGCGGTAGCAGCGTCTCCGAGATCATCTCGCTCTCCGTCGGCGGCTCAAGCGTCGCCGAGATCGATGTGAGCACTATCGATTCAGCGACCAAGTCCTTCACGACTGGCATCGAGGACGGCGGCACGGTTTCGCTTGAGGTCTTCACGCCTGCGAACTACTCCGGCGGAATCGCGGCACTCGTACCGACTGCGGGAACCACGACCGCCTCGTCGTGTGTGATCAACTTCGGCAACCCGTCGGGCGCGTACATCACCGCCACCTTCGACGCGCTGATCGTCTCGCACGCGATCGCCGCCGCGATGGATACGGGAGTCCGCTCGACCGTCACTCTCAAGCTCACGAGCACGATCACCTGGAGCAACTGACATGGCATATGTCGCAAACGGAACCACGGTAGAAGTCGGCACGACCACGAACACCTCCTCGCCGGCAACCTACGCGAGCGTGATCGAGGTCACCGACATCTCACTCTCCGGCATCACCGGAGCGACGATCGACACGACCGCGCTCACCGACAGCGCACGCAAGGCCGTCATCGGCCAAGTGGACAACGGCACGGTCTCTCTGTCGATCTTCCTCCCGCCGAGCGACAATACGCTCCTCGGCTACCTGAAGCCTGCCGGCTTCGTGAACGGAACCTATCGCAACTTCAAGATCACCTTCGGCGGCTCGACCTCGACCGGGAGCGAGATGAAGTTCGACGGCTTCGTGACTTCGCTCAATGTCTCGGCCGGCATCGACGCGGCCGTGACCGCCGACCTGACGATCCGCATCAAGGGCGCGCTCACCTGGACTGGGTGATCTAGCCTCGCACATCTCGGAGCACACACACCATGACCGCCTCGAAGGACTTCATTCTGTCGCTTGCTACCTCGATCCCAGTCGAGGCCGTGAGCATTCCCGGCGTGGCCGAGCCTATCTCGGTGCGCGGCCTTACGGCCGGCGAGCGCGATGCCTTTGAGGCCGCGTGCTTCGTCGGCAAGGGCGCGAGCAAGGAGATGAACTTCGTCAACCTCCGCGCTCGGCTCCTTGTGCGCTCGATCTGCTCGCCGGATGGCAAGCGGCTCTTCGCCGACGGGGATGTCGAGCAGATCGCCGCGCTCCCGGCGCGCGTGATCGACCCGCTCTTTGAGGTCGCCCAGAGGCTCTCCGGGATGGGATCGAAGGACATCGAGACCCTCGCGGGAAACTGACCGAGCGAGGGCTACGGCGGTTCCTCTTCCGCCTCGCTCTCGCGCTCGGGATGACGGTCGAGGAACTTGAGGGCCGCATGAGCGCGCGCGAGCTCGCCGAGTGGCAGGCGTTCGACGCGCTCGAACCCATCGGGCACATCCGCACCGACTACGGCTTCGCTATGCTCGCCACGCTGTACGCTAACAGCCACCGCCGCAAGGGCGACGCGCCGGCCAAGATCACGGACTTCATGCCGTTCATCGCTAACAAGCCTGCCGCGAAGGCAAGCGATCCAGAGGCCATGATCGCTATGCTCAAGTCACTCACGGGAGGCTCGGATGGCGACCGTCGGTGATCTCTTCATCAACTTCAAGGTGCGTAAGGAGGGACTGGATGCCGGGAGCCAGTCGCTCGGCCGTTTCGTGGACAATTCCAAGAAGCAACTGAACGACCTGAACCAAGGATTCGGCGGTCTCCAGAACACGCTCTCGACGGTCGGCATCCCCACGGGCGTATTCGACACAGCCCAGAGCATGGTGAATGTCCTCACGAAGGGCATCCCGTCGATCATCAAGGGATTCTCGAGCATGAGCGCAGCGGCCTCGCTCTTCAAGGGGATCATCATGGGGATCGGTGGGCCGATCACGCTGATCGTCGGCGCGCTCGCAGGCATCGGAGGAATGATCTACAAGGCGTACTCGGATGCCGCCGAGACCTCGAAGAACATGATCGAGGGCTACGCGAAGTACGCCGAGGAGCGAATCAAGTCGACGATGGATGCTCTGAAGGGAGCACGGGCCGACGAGGAGTCGATGTCCAAGCAGGCCGACAAACTCCGGCAGGGCGTGCAGACCAAGGAGAGGCTCCTAGCCGTTCCGGCGGCGCAGCGCGATGCCGAGGCACGCGCGATCTCGAACTCGAACACGCTCGCAGAAGCGGCCCAGAGGGTGCGCGATGCGGAGTACGGCGTGCTCCAGGCTCGCGCCAATGTGAAGACCACGACGGCCGATCTTGTGAAGTACCAGTTGCAACTTCTGAACCTCCAAGCGGCCGGAGTCGATGAGGAGGATGATCGCTTCATCGTGGCGAAGCAGATGGCCGACGCGCTTGAGAAGACGCTCGCCGACGAGAAGTCGATCCTCAAGGTGCGACAGGACACGCTCAAGACCGCCCAAGAATCCTCGACGCTGACCTCGCGCGACATTGCCGCGACCGAAGCCTTGCGGAAGAGCGAGGCCGAGGCGGCTCGCATTGCCGACGAGAAGGCTCGCAAGCAGGAAGCCGACGCTGCATTCCGGCAGGAGATGCTCGCCATCGAGGACGAGATGATCGGACGGCTTCAGGGGCAAGATGCGCTCGAAGATCGGATCTATCGCCGCCGACTCGAAGCGATGGGACTGGAGAGCGGCCAAGTCCAAGCGATCATGCTGCGTCGTGACGAGGAGCGAGCGGCCGCGAAGATTGACGAGGCTCGCAACAAGGCCGAGGACGATCTCAAGACGCTCGTCGAGCAGCGTGCGGAACTCGAAGAGAAGATCGCGCAGACCGTGGCCGAAGCATCGGCGAAGGCTCTGGCCGACGATGTGAAGCGGCAGCAGTTCACCGAGAGTCTGGACACCGCGATCGGCGAGTTCAAGATCGCCGGGATCACGGATGCCGTGGACATCCAGAAGCGAATCGCGGACGAGAGCAAGTTGCAGACGGCAGAACTCCGCAAACTGAACGAGAAGATCGGGAACCAAGAAGCACTCCTCCAATGAGGCACGCATGGCAGTAATCACCCAGAGCGTCGAGGAAACGCGAGCGACCGACTCAAGCGGCGCGTCGGTGCGGCTCATCGTGACGGAGGTCTCTCCGCAGACCGCCGCAGGATGCATCTCGCAGTTGACCTCGTACACGCTCGGCTCGGCCTACAGCGGCTCGACGAATGTCCCTAACGCGACGATGCGGTCGCTCTCATACGCGCCCGTGGACGGGAGCGGCGGCAAGACTTGGACGGCCACGGCGACCTACTCGAACGCGGTCGAGTCATCGAGCACGACCACATCGAGCGGTGGCATCGACGCGAGCGCGCAATACTCGAAGCATGAGGCGAGCGTCGTGGTCGAGTTCGTCGATGCGTGGCGCGTGAGTCCTAGCGCGCCTGCGAGCCTGAACACTCCGGCCGAGACCGACATCGGCGGGACTCCGATCGACACGATGGGCGAGCCGCTCTCGGTCATGCGCCGCAAGCAGGAGATGACCTTCACGGTGCGCCTCGCGAGTGCGTCGATCAACAAGACCACGATCCTCAACCTGATCGGCAAGCGGAACAACGCGACCTTCCTCGGTGGAACGGCCGGCTATGTCCTCTTCCACGGCTTCCGCCAGTCGCGCATCGGGCCGAATCTCTACGATGTCACCTATGTCTTCACTTGGGACGAGTGGGCGCACCTTCGCCAAGTCCCGGCGCGCGACTCCGATCTCCAGACCAAGCGCGGCACGGGGGCATACGCGAACAAGGCGTACGAGGTCTACTGGAAGCAACCCTTCCCGAGCACGGGCGACTTCACGACGCTCCCCGGATACTGACCATGAAGCCGTCGATCTCACGAGGACTAGGCGCTCTCACGCCAGATACCTGGAAGGAACTCTACCAGACGGTCGAGTCCGTGAAGACTGGCGAGGGAACGCGCGAGTCGGGATCGTTCCAACGATTCACGGCGAAGATCGACAGCAGCGCGATCGTGACGGCCGGCACGGCGAAGTGGAAATATGCGTGGACTGAAGTTCGACTCGCGACGAACACCTCGGCGACCTTCTCGACGGTCTCGGGCGGTCGCTCGGGCACGACCTCGACGGGCTACGCGATCAACCTCCTTGAGATGGCGAACACGAGCACGACGGCCTACGGCTTCGCGGTGACCTCGCTTGAGCTCGACGATGCCGACGGCTTCTATGTCGGCGCAGTACCGACCGGGACGATCGTCGAGATCATCATGCGACGCGCGACCGATGGCTCGCTAGGGTATGAGTTCATTGCTCCGAACCGCATCTTCGGTTCCTGCCCGAGCGGACTCGTGCAGGAACTCGACGGCGGCGAGTATGGGGTCTCCTGATGGCTGACATCATTAAACACAAGCGCAGTAGCGACACGGGCGAAGTCCCGACCGTCGGCGAGTTGATCGTCGGCGAGTTGGCGATGAACACGACCGACGGGAAACTCTTCACGGAGAAGGCCGATAGCAGCACGGTCTTCAGGTGGTCGAACGACGCGGCGGCGGCTATCACCGGGGGCACGATCAACGGGGCGACCGTCGGCGCGACCACGGCGGCCAGCGGTCGGTTTACGACGATCGAGGGCACGAGCACGACGGCCTCGACCTCGAGCACGACCGGGGCGCTGATCGTCGCTGGCGGGGCGGGGATCGCCAACGACGCGTACATAAACTCCCTGCGTGTTGGAAAAGGCAACGCGGGAATCGTCCACAATACGGTGCTCGGTATTACTGCCGGACGAGTCCTCAACTCGAGCAGCAACGGAAACACGCTGATCGGCTACCAAGTCGGCTACTTTTTGACCAGCGGTACTTTGAATGTAGCGCTTGGCAAAGATTCCCTAGCTGCACTAACTAGCGGGAGTGGCAACTTTGGACTCGGATCTCGTGCCGTCTTCACGAACAGCACCGGAAACCATAACGTAGCAGTCGGCACCGAGGCGCTTGAGTTCGCCACGAACGGACTCAATACGGCCATCGGTGGATTCGCTGGCAAGAACCTAGCCGCGGTGAGCTACAACACGGCGATCGGATTCGAGGCGGCACGCTATCACGCCGACGGATCAACGGCCCTTACCGGGGCACAGTCGAGCACCTATATCGGCTCACGTTGTCGAGGGAAGAACAACAGCGACAGCAACTCCACCGTGATCGGCGCTGACGCAATCGGCGACGGGGCAAACACGACAGTCCTCGGGACATCAAGCACGACCCAGACGAAACTGCACGGCACGAGCACATCGGTCGGCATCATCTCGGGCAACCGTCTTCGCATCGTGACGGCGAAGACACCGAGCAGCGCGACCGACACGGGCACGACTGGCGATATCTGTTGGGATGCGTCGTACCTCTACATATGCACGGCTACAAATACATGGAGGCGCGTGGCACACGCGACGTGGTAATGGATCCCGCCGAATACATCTCTATGATCCGTCGTGGAATGGCCGAAAACGCCGAAGTTTTCAACTTGCCAGCCGATGCGTTGGAGCGAGCCGATCGAATTGCGCGAGCAAAATCGCACCTGCTCACGATGCTTGAGGATCCCGACTTGGTCGCAAACAGCAGCCAGGAAGAGTTGGACGCATGGCGACTGCTAGCGGGGGAACCATGACGCGCGCGCTCGTGATCGTGTGCGCCGTGCTCGTCGGATGCTCGACGGCCACGGAGAAGATCGCCACGAGCTCGAACGAGATCGGCACGCTCGCGAGGTCGAGCGGCCGGCGGTTCGAGACGATACACGCCGAGACGGGGAAGCCTGATCCCTCGATCCCGACGATCCGCACGCAGGCCGAAGGAGGCATCGTGGAACAAGAGCAGATCCTCGGGCTTGTCGATGCCGTCCAGGTCTACCTGATGGGCACGACGAATATCACGCCGTGGTGGGCCGAGGTCGTGACTTACGGCCTACTCGCGCTCTCGATCGCAGGGATCGCCTTCCTCGTGTGGCACTTGGGCCTCGGGAAGTTCGTGCGCGGTTGGCTCGGACTCATCACGCCGGCGGAGCGTCGCAACGCCGAACTCGCGGCCGAACTCATCGAGGTCGGCGGGGACGATGCGCGCGCTCGAGTGTGGCAGATGCGTGAGCGCGATAGGATGTTTGACGAGGCTTTCCGGCGCACCGCGCCACCTCAACCCGTCCGGAAGAATCGAAAGAAGGGATCTACACATGGTGCTCGCAAGCGTTGAATCGTTCCTCGGCTCGGTTTGGGCGTGCGGCCTCTGCCTCGTCGGCGGCTTCATCGTCGGTCACTTCGGCCTGCTGTCCAAGTGGCTCAAGAAGTGAGATGCTGAACCCGGCGCGTGCCTGCTGCTGCACCGGATCATCCACGCCCTGCGATGCGTGCTCGTGGCCTCCTGCACCCGTACCTCCCAATCGAACCTACAAGATCAAACTCGATGCCGGCGAGATGGCGTGGCACATCGAGGGCGCGGCCGGCTATGTGGTCACGGGAGATCAGGTCGAATCTTGCGGTGGATTCGGTTGTCCAAACTCAACGCTTCAACCTCCTCGGCGGCTGTATCAAGGCAGCGACAAGATCAGCGTTTCGCCTTGGGTGTCTTCGGAGCAACTTGTCGCCTCGTACATCATCTCGTCTCCGTTCGATCAGGTATGCCGACCTGGCTCCGGCGATGATCCATTATGCCAGTCTGACTCTCCCGGTACTGGTCGAGCTCTGACAGGTATCACCAAGCAGATCGCGCGACCGAACGGGAATCCGGCCGCCATCCTCCAATGGACTGTGGGCGGTATCAACAGCACCGAGATATCTGCGAGCTTCAACTCTGGAACCACGGTGACGGGCGGACTCGCATCGATCGCAGCGTGGTACACGCCGAGCGTCAGAACCCAGAGCGGCGGCACGCCTCCGTGCGGTGCAGGCACGACCTTCTCGCACGCTTGCGGAACGCCTCCGTGCAACTGCGTGAGCCGTCTGCGCGTGCTCTTCCGATTCCCTACTCGCGTTGAACCTGGCGACAACTGCTCCGACCCGTCAGCAACTTGGGGATCGCCGTATGAGTACGACTCATACGAGGAGGCCGAAGCGATCTACTACGGCTGCCATGATTACGATCAGGGATCCTCGACCGTCTACGAGGTTAGGAAGTTCACTCTCGATAGGTGGCGACCGATCGGTCAGGCAACATCGTGGACTCCAGGGGTCTCGTTCGGCCCGTGGGACAGCGGTGCTACATCCTCGACGGTGCTCGGGCCGTGCGATGCGACGGCTTATCCCGGAACTGGTGGGACTATCACATTTAGTGCCGCGCCGATCGTCGTGATCACGGACAACTTCCCGGCTCCGTGCGTGACGCTGTCGTTCACGAACTGGTACTCGGCGGCATACGCGGGGCCGATCCCGACGGTGATCGAGGTTCAGCGGATATGAGCGAGCGAGTGGTGGTCTACACGAACGGAATCGCCGACCTCGCGCGCGGTGCCGTCGGCGTGGCGAAGGCCGCGCTCGGGCGCGACCGCGCTCCCGAGGACGCGATCACCGCGCGATGGGACTCGTGCCTCGCGTGCGAGAAGCACGACCGGGGCGTGTGCACCGCCTGCGGATGCTTCGTCGGCGCGAAGATCAGGCTCGCGAGCAGCGCGTGCCCCGAGGCGCGATGGGTCGCCGTGACGATCGCCGGCGCGGAGCCGACCGACCCGCCGAAGAAGCGCGGATGCTGCGGCAAGCGCGGCGCATAACCTTGTGGATAAGTGGCAACGGTTGCCACCCCCGATAACTCCGCGCGCGTAAGTCCCGCTCCCGTGGATACTTGCGCGAGCCGATAGAATATCTTGGATATCCTATTGACTCGCGGCGATTCTGGCCGATGATGTGTGGGTCGGGAATGGATCCCGACGAAAGGAACCGACCGTGAACGAAACGAACGCAACGATCATCCAAAATGCATTGTTCGCCGAAGGCGTGCGCGTCGCGCCGGCGCAGTTTGGCACTCACACGCGCTGGTACATCACGCGCGGTAACGCGGGATTCAACGGGCCAATCAATAACGGCGAAGGCTATGCGAGCCAAAAAGAAGCGATGAATGCGATCGCTCGCTTCGAGAAGAGCGCGGAGCTCAAGCGAGCAAAGATCCGCGCGATGATCGAGGGAGGCCGCGCGTGAGCGACCACATCCGCCGCAAGGTTTGGGCCGAGCTGAAGCGACGCTACGCGCAGGAACACGCCCCAGTCGATGCAACAATCGAGCATCTCGACGGCCGCGTGGAGATCGTGCGGTTCGATGGCAAGCAATACACGCACGAACTCGGCCACTACCGTTGGACGGCCGAAGAGATCGGAGGCCGCGCGTGAGTTACCTCCCGCACGAAGCCGAGGCCGAAGCCTCCCGCACGATCCTCGCGCACATCGACCCCAAGCACATCGACGCGCAGTCCGATGCGTTCGACGATGCCCTCGCGCATATGTTCTCCTCGTGCTGCTCGTCGGCCGATGTCTACGGGATCGTCGAGGAGACCGGGATGATCGAGGTGCGCGCGGGGTACTCGATCACGGGGCAACCGATGATCGTCGACCTGACCGACCTCGTGATCCTCGAGGAGGTAGACGAATGATCGCCGCCCTCCTCGCCGTTGCGCTCGTCGTGCCACCTCCCGCCGGCACGGACACCCGCCGAATCCTTGACGCGCTCCGCCAGGTTGAGACTGGCGGCTCGCGCGACCCAGACCGCGCCGTCGGCGACGATGGCCGCGCGCTCGGCGCGTACCAAATACACCGCGTCTACTGGCTCGATGCCGTCGAGCACGAGCCGAGCCTCAAGGCGCGCGGCTACGAGGCCGTGACCGACCGGGCCTACGCCGAGCGTGTCGTGCTCGCGTACCTCTCGCGCTACGCGAGGGACTGGTCGATCGACACCATCGCACGAACCCACAACGGAGGGCCACGGGGCGCAGTCGGGACGCGCCGGAGAGCCACGGACGGCTACGCGGCCAAGGTCGCAAAGGTGTACGCACGATGCGGTACTTGAGCGTGTGCAGCGGAATCGAGGCGGCGAGCGTTGCGTGGCATCACCTCGGGTGGCAACCCGTAGGCTTCTCGGAGATCGAACCCTTCCCGGCGGCGGTGCTAGCGCACCGATTCCCAAACATCCCCAACTACGGAGACATGACGCAGCATGAGCAATGGCCACTTCGACCCGGATCAATCGACCTTCTCGTGGGCGGAACGCCATGCCAGTCATATTCAGTCGCGGGGTTACGGCAAGGACTCGCCGACCCACGAGGCAATCTCATGCTCACCTACCTGGCGATCGCTGATCGACTGCGCCCGAAATGGCTCGTGTGGGAAAATGTCCCCGGTGTTCTGTCGAGCAACGGAGGACGGGATTTTGGCACCTTCCTCGGCGCGTTGGGGCAACTCGGGTATGGGTGGGCCTATCGGGTGCTTGACGCTCAGTACCTGCGAGTGGGGGGATGGCCCAGAGCCGTCCCGCAACGTCGCCGCAGGGTCTTCGTCGTTGGTCGCCTCATTGAGCGAGGTGCTCGAGACTGGGCCGCTCCCGGAGAAGTACTCGCTCTCGCCGAGGGCTTGCAGGGGTATCTGCGCTCGCGCCGAGCGAAGGGGAAAGGCTTTGCCGCCGATGCTGAAGGCGGCGCTCGAGGCGGTTGCTACTGGAACGGAGAACAGGTCGCAGCAACCCTGACTCGCAAGGGCTGCGATGATCGGATGCCTGACAAGGAAAGGATGTTTGCGGTCTTGCAGCCGACCGCCGGAACGCTTGGCAATCGCGGTTTGCGGTCGCACACCGAGCTAGATGGGCACGGTGCGTACATCCCGGTGGCGCAGCCCGTCCCGTTCACGAAGGCGAAGCGCGCCCAGTCAACTAGCGACGATGAGACATGGGTGGACGGCCAGGTGAACCCGACGCTGTCGCTGTTTGATCAGGGTGATACGCGGGCGACTACGGTGGCGGTGGCGTTCCACCCGACGCAGGATCCCATCAGCAGCACGGACGGATCGACCCATTGCATGGGGACAGGCAGCAGCCGTGGCGATGCGACTATCGCGGTGGCGCAGTCGATGACTGTCCGCCGTCTCACGCCTCGAGAGTGCGAGAGACTTCAAGGTTTCCCGGATGACTGGACGATGATCCCGTACCGTGGCAAGCCTGCCGAGCAATGCCCGGACGGCCCCCGGTACAAGGCACTCGGGAACTCGATGGCCTGCAACTGCATGGCATGGATCGGCGAGCGTATCGCCGCCTATGAGAATTACAACCGCTAACCAGAAGGAGCACCACATGACCTACGAGCAACGCGAGAACACCGGAGCACTATTCCGCAACGACAAGAAGCAGGCAGGCGAACGCACGCCGGACTATCGCGGCGACGCGATGGTGAACGGCGTGAAGGTCGAGATCGCCGCATGGGTGAAGGAATCCGCGAGCGGCAAGAAGTTCCTCTCGCTCAAGTTCCAAGAACCGCGCGAGCGCGATGCCGCACCGAAGGCCGCGCCTGCGCCGATCCCAGAAGCTGACTTCCCATTCTGACGAGGAGAGCACCATGACAACGCAATGTGATCGAGAAGGATGGCCGGCCGTTCACGCGTGGAACCCGACCGCGAAACATCACCATCTCCCGATGTGGTTCAAGAAGCTCGTGCGGATCGCTGCAATGAAGCGCGGACTGTGGACAAAGGGTACATCTGACTATCACGGGGTGCTCGAAACGATGGAGATCGTGGCTGATTCTTCCGTATTCGACCATTGGGGCAGTTGTGTGATCGACGAGAAGCGCGTGATGTTCGCGATGCCATACCTAGAGAGGGACGATGAGGCTAGCCGATTGGCATCGGTGATCGGTTGCCGTGTGACCAACTGCGGAATCGGCCCTTGGCATCCCAAGACTGTGCTCTACATCTTCAGCGAACTAGATGGGAGCACCACATGAACAAGGCAGAACTACTCCGCCAGGCTCTCCGCATCGTCGAGGAGCGCGGCGACTCCTACGGGCCTCCAGCGCGGCACTTCGCGCGCACGGTCGGCGCGATCAACGCCGTGCTTGGGCACAAACTGGCCGCGCCGCTCACGCCGGCGGACTGGGCCACGATGATGATCCTCGACAAACTGGCGCGCGAGCAGCACACGCCGAAGGCCGACAACCCGCTCGACATCGCCGGCTACGCGGCGTGCCTCGCCGAGTGCCGGGAGGAGGCCGAGCCGATCTCCGGCGAGGTCGGCGACGAGTGGACGGAGCGCGCGTTCACGCTGCTCTCCTCGATGGAGTCCCTCGTGCGCGAGGCCAGGTCGATCCCGTGCGAAGTGGAGGCGAGGCGATGAGCGAAACGACGATATTCGTGACGGTGCATCAGTTGTCCGAGCGTACTGGGTTGCCAGTTTCGTTCCTGAACACGGAGGCCGAAGCCGGCAGGATGCCGACCAAGAAGATCGGTCGGCGTACCTTCTTCGATGTCGAGGCTGCGGTGCAAACACTCACCGATCCGAACGCCATCGAACGCCTCACCGCCGAGCGCGACGAGGCGAGGCGGGAACTAGATGTGATGACGCACGAGCATCGCCTCGCGTGCGTAGATCGAGACGCAATGCAGCGCGAGCGCGACGAGGCCCGCCGGCTCGTCATCGAGTCCGACTGGTGCAAGGACGCGACCGCAAAGCACGCCGACCTCTGGGCCGCGCGAGGGTGGCCCGTGCCGGCTCCCGAGACCACGACGCTCACCTGCCCGTACTGCGACTACCGCGAGGTCGTGCACGCGAAACCGTCGCCGAGCGATCATGCGATGTGCGCCTTCTGCTCGATGGAGCACTCCGAATGACCGACCTACTTACGACCCGCCAGGTCGCCGAGCGGCTCGGCGTGACTCCCGGCCGCGTGCTCCAGTTGGCGCGCGAGCGCATCATCATCCCGCAGCACCGAGCCGTGACGCTGCTCTGGCGCGAGGAGGACTTCCCGCGATTCGCGCGCAGGCCGCGCGGCCGGCCACCGAAAGGCGGTCACGCTTGCCGCTCGTGATCGTTAGGCGCGAGGGCGAAGGCATCCGCGTGTCGTGCGGCGGGGAATCAATCGACATCGTGATCGGCAAGATCACGGAGACACGGTGCACGCTCGACTGCATCGGGCCTCGTTCACTCAAGGTCGAGCGAATCGAGACAGGAGACCGTAATGATTACGGACAAGCAGCGCGAGGCAAGGACTCGCGGACTCGGAAGTAGCGACATGGCCGCCATCTTCGGCGTGTCGCGTTGGAAGTCGGCCGTCGATGTGTGGGCCGAGAAGACTGGTCGCGTGGAGCTTGAAGCGGGATACCCGAGCGAGGCCGCGAAGATCGGCTCGGTCGTGGAGCCTGCGCTCCTCGCCATGGCGAGCGAGCAACTGGGCCGCAAGGTCGTGGCCCCGTCGAGCACCTTCGTGCGCGGCGTGCTGCGCGCGAATGTTGACGGGATGCTCGATCGCTTCGAGCGCGGCTCGGACATCGTCGAGGCG